CAAAATCGTTCATGGTGTCTGTTACAAACTGATCAAACACTGTTGAATTTTTTAAAAGTTCAATGGCATCTTCATTAGAGTACTCAATTACGTCCTCACCGTCAATTCCAGAAATGTCAACAGGCATTAAAGCAGGCATATGCTTTACTTTAAGTCCTTTCCATCCCATGATTGCTTTTTCCGCATAGTTCTCAAGGAAACGATCGTTGTCGATTTCCTCTTCACGCTGTCGTGTGCGTTTATTAAATTTGTAGGTAAGTGCAGCGTTACGTACTTTCATTAAGTCTTCACGGGTGAGATATTTTAAGTTCACCTCAAACCCATCAATGTCTGGATATTCAACCCAGACTGAAGATTGTTCTGCAATTAGATTTTTAATTTTACTCATGGTTTCCCCTCATAAAGAACGAGTGCTCACCACATATCTGCTTACAAGGGTGAGGGGGAGCCCTGTATCGCAAGTGGTGAACACTCTGCTGGTTGTTAAAATTTTAATGTTCCCCCTCAGAAACACTATTAAGAAGTTGTCTTCTTAGCAAACATTGTCATTTCGCCACCGTCTCCCTTAGAGGCAGTAGGCTCCTGACCGACAAAGTTAACAGACATTGAAATAATATCTTCTGTTGCAATCTGCGGGAATTCAAACTGACAAGCGTCAAGCTGGAATGCCACAAACGGAGCAGTCGTGCCACCAATGATAAGGTTAGCGTTAGAAGTTTGTGCAGAGTTGGTCCTAGAGTCCTCAGAAATATTGCGAAGGAATCCAGCCGACTCAAGGTCACCAGTACGAAGATACATAGTAGCTGATCCTGTGACCGCACGAGTTCCAGTAAACTGACCAATTGGCTCATTAAGAGCTGACAGTTCTTCTGGAGTTAAGTATGTAATATTATTGTTATAGTCGAAGCTTAATGCCGTAACTGGGAAGGTAAACTTCTCATCAGATGCAGCAGCTGTTGCTTTGTGATGGAACTCGATTGCGCTAAGACGGTTTTTAATAAACGAGTTCGTTGCAACAGAGCCTGCGACGTTCATCTGATTGTAAGGATGGTAAGATCCAACTGCAGAAAGTGCGTGAGCATTTGAGTTAGCCACAATCGCAGCTCCACCAGCGTTTTTAATTCCACCAAACGCTGAAATAGCTACATCGCGTGCACTACCTGTAATCTCTTTAAGAGTTGTACCGAATCCGGCCCAGGTTGTAGTTGCAATCTCTTCAATACCGGCATCAACAGTTGCCTGATTAACAGTTGCGTTAGATACTTGGTACACAACGTTATCGAGTTTAAAGTATAAGTGGTTCTCAGTAGCAGTTGAGAAGTTAGAGCGAGTAGAGTGCGAACCTGTACCCTTGGCTACAGTTGTAGTTCTCAGCTTTCCTGATCTGTTTGCTCCAGTTCCATCACCTGCTTCCCAAACAGACTGCTCACCTGTGGTGCCAGTTGCAACTTGAGTATTTGAAACCATCGACTGCCACATAAACCAGTCAGCGACCGGCTTCACATTACCTGAGGCATTAGTTCCTGTACCAGTTCCAAGAGCAGTTGCCCCTACCTCTGCACCAGTTGGGCGAAGATAAGTTTGGAAGTTCCAATCAACAGGGTTGATAGCAGTGTTAAAGCGCTGCTGTGAACGATCTGGTGATGTTCCAGATTCAAGTGAAGTGATATCCTGTGTAGCTGCGGATGACGTGACCGCAAATCCAGCTAACACTTCGAGTTTCCATGTGTTAGAAGGAGTGATTGCAGTAAGAGCAGCACCGTTAATAATATCAACGGTCGAGAAGAACACCTCGGAATTTCTCTGTAAGTTAAGAGACGCCATAATTTTTTCTCCTTAGTTTTCAAGCCTATAGGCTATTTGTAGTATTACCTCAGCAAGTCCATATGGTTCCACAAGTCCCTCATCTACGGTGATGCTGTCTATGATTATATCCTGCACACCTTTATCGGGGTTGTCTCCAAGTGAATAGATGACGTGCTCAATGTCCTGAATTAGATCATCTGCGAGGCTTTGGGAATTATCTTCTCCATAAACGTATGCTCTTATAGTAACGTCTAAAGTTGCTACCGTCAAACTTAAAGATTCAAAATCTCGAATTTCGGTACCAGCCGCTAGATAAATCGCTGGAAAATCATTTACCTCATCTAGAAACTTAACTCCGCGAAAGACGTTATTAAAAAGATTAGTGTTATAGGTGTAGGAACTATCAAACGTCGAAGTGCCTCCATCAATCTTTTTCAATTCTGGAATTAGAATGTTATCAACAATTTCTGATCGTCTGTTCGTAGTCATTGTCTTATATACCCAAACATTACACCAAGTTTCCTTTGAACTACGTTTCTGATCGCTGACTCAATCAGTGTCCTAGGATTTCTAGAAGTCGCCTCATGAACTCTGTAAATTGGGTCATAAGTATATCTTATTTTCTTTGCTCTTTCATCAATACTTAAAATATTAAATGATTGAGCAAATCTACCCGATCTATATGTTAAAATACCATCAACTGGTGCAGGAGGTCCGTTAACTTGCCCTTTAGGCATTTTTTGAACAAAAGCTCGCCGTGCTAATTCAGTAATTTGTGCAGCAGATACACCTTGTTGAGTCTGGCTTTGGGCTCTAGCCCTCTGTTTAGGCATTTTGGCCTTACTGGTCATAGTGCCCATACGTGTATCATCAACTTGGCCTTCAAACGTAAAGGGTTTACCGCCAGCTTTAGGATCAAATTCTTTAATGATAATTAAGATTTCAGCAATGCCGTTCACAAAACCATATTTTGTATTAGCACCAGTTTTCTTAAATACAGCAGCTCCATCACCATTAAGATAGAAGTTTAAGAGATTTCTACCAAAGTTTTTTTCGACTGCATTCTGTATCTGAGAAGTTACATCAATAGCTTTTTCACGAATTAGCCTATCACCCTCCGCACTTGCTCTAAGTGCGACACTTCCTCCTGTTGCACCACCAGTAAATTCTAAGGAAGTCATCTGTCTTCGTCTTGCTGCATTTTTTCTAAGATTAAATTCTTTTGCTAAACCAGGAAATGCTTTGACACTAAGTTTGCCATCAGTATACGCGAAAAGTAAGTAGTTTTGCATTTTTTGCTCAAATTGAGTTATCAATGCGTTTCGATATTTAGTTTGTTCTGGAGATTCAAACCATGCAAAAAGTCTGTCATCGTCATACAAACTTGCCTTAATACTTACTCTTCCCTTAGAGTCTACTTTCTCTTTAATCTCTGCCTGCGCTCTAATTCGCTCAATCTCTTGTGCGTAACCAGACTTAGCTCCTAACTGAGTAAAGGTTGTTTGACTACTTCTTAGTTTTTGTTTGATTTCAATAGTACGATTTGTAACGTCTGTGACTGAGGGATCAAAGGCAAACTGTTCTGCAAACTCTTGTCCAAAAATTCTTACAACGTCAGAGTATTTAAGTTCTACGTCTGGTGCTGAGTCTTTAGTTATGTAAGCACCAATATTTTTAGGCTCTCCAACAAAACCAAAAATCGCTGGTTCAAATGTTTTACCATTTGCGCCACCTGATAAAAAGTCAGAGAAACGCAAAAGATTAAGCATTGCAGCTCTATCTTGCGGAGTTGATCTGTAATTTCCAGATTTAACTAAGTCTAGAGCTTTCCTAAAATCATCTTTAGTAGCACCAGATTGTGTTACGCCATCGATGAATAGGTTAAAATCTAGTTTCATTCAATAATCCTGTAAAGGTCTAAGATTCTACGAATGTGAGGAGGGAAGTTGCCTGCAAGGGGATACTTATCACCTCTTTCTCCCTCAAATGAAAATCCACGTTTTTCTTGATCTTGTTTATAAATAAGTTTGATAACATCGAGAGTTGCCATTTGTAGGTCGTAAGGAACATCTCCTGACTCATATCCTCCACGATACTCAACCTTAACCCCTGACGGAAAAGGAGCAAAAGAAGAAGGTCCTGACATAGTTAGTGCAGGATATTGATTTCTAATTGTTGGGTAAGTGCCTCGGACTCCTACATGACCGACATCTCTGGTTACTTCTCCCATATCTCTTGTAAATGCAAAATCATTTACTGCATTGTGAACATCTTTAGCCTCAGTCGTATCATTATTTCCATCAAAGTGAATTAATGTAACTGTGTCGTTGTCAGGTCTAAACCTATTAGTGGGAGGAGTAAAATCTGTGTGATATCTAGCGATATCAGAAACTCTAAGTTCATCTATATAGCCTACAAAGGTTGGACCTATTTGAACATTTGAGGTAAAAGTGTTGTTAGCCACAGCAAAAGATGAGTTTGCAACTAGATTACCGTTGTAAAAAAGTCGCATTCTCTCTTCTTGATTATCAAATGACGCTGCGATATGAGCAAACTCACGCTTTTTATACTGCTGTGACTCAACGAGGGTATTAGCTCCTTGCGCTGTTGTTGCTGTGCCAGAAATATTTGACTCAAAAGCTAAGCCACGTTGGTTTGCAAGTCTGAATTGCATGAAATTTGAAGCGTCTGTGTTAATTGAAAATACGTTTGAATCTGTAATATTCTCTGCATTACGCCTAATAAACATTTCAATGGTAAAATCACCCTCTTCAAATTTTAATCTATCTGGCACAGTGCCAGAGGAGATAAAATCAGCAGTCGCCAGCTCTAAAGATGATTTTCCAAATCTTTTAATTCTTGTATTAATGTGTGCATCATTGTTAAAAGTGACGGTTAATTCTTGACTGTCACCAGTTTCTACAGGAGTTCCTATGGTAGTTGGATCGTTTAAAACAGTGTGGTCTTGTCCATCAAATTCTGTAACCTGATAGACATTGTTTAAAGGTAAACGAGATACCATCACTGATGTTTTACCTCCATCAAAAACCTCAACATAATCATTTGCCAATACTTCATGACCAATGTAGTGCTCAACCATGCCTGTGGCGTAATTAAGAACATTTGCAATTCTATCGTCTTGATTAGTGCTGTTAATTGATAAATAATCTTTTACCTGATCTAAGGTAATGTAAGGGTATTTACCAAAGTTTTCTTGACGTCTATCTACCATAGGAGTTCCTTTTCTTATCGTTCTACGTCAGAAGGGAGTCCGTCATCTTCATCATAATCGGCCTCTTCTTCATCCTCTTCAAATTCGTACTCTTCCTCATCATATTCTTCACCATCTTCATCATAAAGCTCTTCTTCGTCCTCAAAAATAACAGGCTCTACAATAATTTCGGGCTCATCAGAGGCGGGTGCTTCTCCAGCTTCCCAAGCGTCAAGTTCTTCATTTGCTAAGTCTACAGGATAACCATGTCGCAGTAACCAATTATATGCTTCGTCACGAGTTGTAATATTCTCTGGAATCATTTTTCTTCTCCTTAATTACATTAGGGGAGACGTGACCGCCTCCCCCTTGTAGTAGTCTAATATTTGAAGTCAGCTATTAGCCAGCTTCAACGGTTACAGCGTAGGAGTACTTGGTAGCATCCAGAGCTGCGCTCGAGTTAGTGGTCAGTGCCTTGAAGTCAATACGAGTTGACATATACATTGCAGTGACCTGCTGGCGTGGTTCGTACTCGCTCTCGATCTCGATACCGCGACGTTCGGCAATCATAAATCCAGGCTTGTAGATCAGGACACCCAGATCGTTATTAGAAGAACCAACGTTGTCCAGGAACTCAGAGATAGCAATCGGAATACCGTAGACGGCACCAACTGAACCTGTGAGATAGGTTGCGTTCGGTCCAAACTTGTCAACAGTCTGGAAGTCAGAGGTTGTTACGAGGTTATTGTAACCTTCGAT